ACGACAAATCCACGACCCCCCCGCCTTCTAATGCAAAGGCTCCAAAGGGCGAGTCAATGGAAGCGATGGCAAAGCGCCTTGGCTTTAAGTACAAGAAAGAGGGCTAGTCCTTTATTTCTCTGAGGGTCACTGTCCAATCGGTGTGATCTATCCTTGTGGCAGGGCCGCCACCAGACTTCCCTTTCACGAACTTCTCTTTGACGTCCACAACCTCATAACGAACGCCTGAGGGGACAAGGACTTCAAATTCATCGTCAAAGCCACTGATCTTGTTGATCGGTACGCCCTTCGTATTGCCTTCTACCAATACGGTCATGCGTTGCGGTCTTGGGTCACCATTGCCCATTGCAAAGCGATTGCTCACGCCTGGGTCAGTGGTCCAACTTTCAATGGCGAGATTCTTCTTGCCGCTGTTGTATCGCTCGATGGTATTCATTACGTCTTCTCTCGTATCCATGGCAACGCCTCGACGAATGGTGCCGTCATATTTCGGAGCGCGATCAATGAAATCTTCAAGCCGTCTTGCCCTATTGCCTGCTGTTCTCTGCTCGCCCTTTTCAAGCCTGCGGGTCTGAAGACGTTCGTAGTTGTTGAGTTCAACGCCTCTGTCTTTGGCATCCGCAAACTGAGCAGCGCGAACACCTTCAAACTCATTGCCTGACCATTCGACAACATCTTCTTTGACCTTGCGGTACTGAGATTTCTTCTCGTAGCCGAGCTTCTCCCAGTTTTTGTCGTAGTCGTAATTAGTATTAGCGGTTCTGCCCTGTTTGTTTAGTCCGGCCTCTGCCTTGATCCTTGCTTTGGCTTCTAGCTCTACCGCTGCTTTTTTATTGATAATCGTTTGAGCTTCTTTGGCTTGCTTGGCTGCTGCTGCTTTGGCCTTGGCAAGTGTTGCTTTAACGCTGGATGATGTGGCTTTGGCCTTAGCTGCGGCCACTTGTTTCGCTTTGGCTGCTGCCTCTGCCTTGGCTTTAGCTGCTGCTTTAGCTTGCGCTGCAGTCTTTGCTTTAGCTACTGCATCAGCTTTGGCCTTTGCTGCTATCGCAGGGTTGGGTTTAGGTGCCGGGGGTTTGGGTTTGGGCTTTGGTGCCTTGGGTTTTGGTGGGTCAATGCCCCGATCCCATTCGGTCTTAAATGACCGCAGCTTGGTGACACGATTTGGATTAGTAACTAACCGCTTAAGAGCATCATCAGGCGGTAATCCTTTTTTAACCGCTTGCGTAAACCAGTCCGCACGCTCAACACCAAGCGTTGATTCGCCTTGGCCCTTTTTACCCCCACCGCCGAAATATTCGGCCAATGTCACTCGCGAGTCTTTGGTGTCTTTCTTGGCCATATCAGCTAAGTAATCCGCATAGGTAGCGCCCTTAGGCTTGATCTCTACGGCCTTGCGGTAAAACAGCTTCCCATTAACTCTTACCTTTGACGCATAAGAGCCTTTGCCTGTTGGCTTGGTCTCGCTTAGCTGAATCGCTGTTCTTACGTCATCATCCTCGTCAGGATCTACAACAACAACGTTGCATCTGCAATTTGGATGTATCGGCGTTTCTGGTAAGTCGCTTCTAGTTGGCTCTTTTTTGCCATCTAATGGGCCACACGTAGGGCAAACCCTAGAGTCCAGCGCTGCAGTCCATTCGTAGACAAGACCCTCTAAGGCATCAGCGTTAGCGTCCCAAACCTGCTCAGTTATCTGCCTGTTAAACGACTGAATCGCAGTCCTGGCAACAGTGTTTGCTTGCCCCTTGATCTTGCCGGTGGCGGTGTCCTTAGTAGCTTTCAGCAACCCGCGTTTATCCATCTCTTCACTAATCTCCTTTGCAATGCTCTCAGTTGATGCACCTTGCAAAATTCCGGTTCTTACCGTCCGGTCAATAGTCTGAAAATTCTGTTTCATCCATAAAGACGTTGGCGTGTCTAGCTCTGGATTAACGCGAAACAGCTTTTCTAGCTTTACGTTTGCAATCGACGTCTTGCTCAATGCACTCTGAACATTCTCAGCAAGAATCCGGTTGCCAAATGCCTGCAGCTGGCCAGTTGGTGCATTTCGGATCGGGCCGCTAGTGCCAATCGGTGCCGGGGCTTTAATCGCCTCTAACGACTTAACGACATTTTCCTCAACTTCCTTTGATATCCCTTCCAAACTGTCAATAATCGATTCCCGAAAGCTGTCGTTATAAGGCTGCAACGCCTGCATGACCTGCGGCCTTAATCTCTTCCATGCTTTGTCCTGCAACAGTGCTTCTTCAGGCAAACCCTCTACAAGACGCCTGATCTGCGTCATTGCATTGGCAAACGCTGGATTAGCACCCTTTACAGCTGCCTTCTCTGCATTGGTTAGCGAGAATGCATGACGGATAAAAAGCGATAACTGCTTTTGATTCACCGCCTAAACTATCCTTATACGCTTAATTCTAATGGCTCAAAAGATTCGTAAAATTCAGATCGGTAATACGACAATTGAACAGATCATTGAAGTGCCTGATGCTGATCCAATTTGTGAATTGAAGCCTAAGCGTCGGGGCCGTAAAGCCAAAACTACGGACGATTACCAGTCTCTCGAAGCTCTCGTTTCAAATGACTGAGCAAAGCTTCTTCATAAGGCACTAACGCATTGCCTTTTAGCTCTAACTCTAAAATCCGTAGCCTAACGAGTTTGGCGTAAGAGTCTGCCAGCCATTCTTTTACGTCTTCAGATTTTGCATATCTCGATTCAATCGTGATTGCACCACCAATTAAGCTGATCAGAACTAAGGAAACAGACGTTAAGGCTGCAACCATTTCTGCAGTAATTACAGGCTTTTCAGTCATTTGTCTGGTGGTTTGAAGGTCCATGTTTTAAATGGGTCAGGTTGGCCGTCTGTAATTGCTACCGCTCGCCTGTAAAAATGGTTGTCAGTACAACCAACATTTTTTAGATGGTTGCGAATTCGACGCCAATTTTCTAGCGTTTGATTATCCATAAATCAAAATGGCAATAGGTAGCAAATTACAAATCATTTGCCCTTTTTGCCTCCACCTTTTGGTTTGCCTTTTTTGTAACCCATAACATGCGGTGCTTTGATTGACATGAAACCTCCAAGGGGTGTTACGCCCTTTTGCTTTTCAGTAATGACAGCTTTTGGCTGTGTGTCTGTAGCTTTTAAGTAGTCCTTAATCGCTACGTTGACCACATAAGGAACTAACCCTTTTTTGGCTTGATTGCACCAAGTAGCTTCAAAACCAATTGCAGGATGCTGTTTTCTTTAAGCTTGGGTGTCATCCCAATAACTTCAGAAATAGCTGCAACAACCACCCACAACGCGGGCTCTTTCAAAAATTCCATGCCAAATATTTAACTAACTTAATTCTAAGGACGACCGCTTTAGTCGATTGCGCCTAGCTGGTTTTGATCTGTAAGCTCAACTTCTAGTTCTATATCAAAGTCTGTCGGTAGGCATTCGCCTTTTCTTAGAATCTCTAACAAGGTCGATTGGGTGATCACGCCATTGTTAAACAGGTTCATATATTGACCAACTGCGTTGCCTTCTAACGTCTGCAGGTTAAAGTCCCGATCGATGACAATCTTTGGTGACTCTTTGCCGACATAAGCTGCTGCATGATCGAAGGCATGCTGCAATGCATCTTCTAAATTGCGGCTTACGCTACTAAGTAACGAGTCTGAGTCTATGCGGCTAATCTGCTTAGATTGTGCTGTCTCTGGGCTGTTTAACTGTGCGAAGAGAGTAGCAATGCCCAGGTTTCGCATTTGCTCTTCAAGCCTGTCTAGGTAAGCCTGCTGAGCGTCAAAGCTAGATGATGCTGGCTCTATAAACTTTCCATCGCCGTCAGTTGGCAGCAATATGGCTGAGTTAGCTGACAGGCCGATTGTGCCTTCAGTATCGCTGTCATCAAAGCCTTTTAACAGAAGGATTGGCAATGCGCTGACGTGTAAAGCGTGGCCTAAATCGCAGTTAGCCTGTGCATGCCTAATGTTTAAATTTGCGATGCTTAGCAGCGGTGGCTTAGATACATATTCTGCAACCTTGTTTGAATAAGCTACCGAGACAGGGATTTTGTTGATGTTGGTTGTGCCCTCTTCATGGATGGCCCAGCCTGTTGCACCTTTACGCCAAACTTGCCATTTGCCAGGCTCAATAATCCTAATTTGACGAACGTGCTCAGTGCCAAACTGACCTTTAGGCTCACAGGCAATTTCGTTAATTCTTACCTGATCAATTGGTGACGTAGGCCCAGCATCAGACTGTCGCCATCCAAGAATCTGTTGAGCTTTATAATGCGCGAAATAGGGCATTAACCCACGTTGACGCTCTTCTCTAAGGTTTGCAGCGGGTTCTACATTTGGCATGTCAGCCAAAATTACAGAATGGCCATACAACAAAGAACTGATTAAAACCTGTTGAGCAAAGGCTCTTAAGCTGGCGCCTCTACCGTCAACGTTGCAGCAAAACTCATCCCAGAATGGATCAAGCTCTGCGCCTTCAACCTCTTGATAATCGTTAGGCAATACTTGAATGCCTTTTCTAAGTATTAAACCGGCGGCTTGATCAGCGATACGGGTTGTAAACGGGCTAAGAGTTGCTTTGCTAATGCGACGGTTCCAGGCATCGTCTGTTTCGGCTGGCTCCTGAGGCAATAAATACTTAGCGCCAAGCCTTAAACCTTGAGTGCCACGAGTGCAAATATCAATCGGCGCCCAATCAGCTGACATGTCCAATACAGGGCCACTGACCCAGCTTGGATCCATCCCAGGCTGCACCTGTTTTTGGAATGGCTCATCGTATTGCAGGTATGGGTCTTGACGACCCATTAGCCCAGATGGATAAAAGCCATCAACACCAGGAGCGCTATTAGTCACACGTCTAAACCGTCCGATGCTTCATTCTATTGTTTTAATCACTTCTTCTTTTTAGGCTTCTTTTTAGCAGTACGAGCAGCATCTTTAAACGCTCCAGCGGTTGGGGCGCCCTTAGAGCCTGGTTTACGCATCTTTTCGTCTGCGCCAGCTTTAATGCGCTTTCGCTTGGCGTTGATGTTGGCGTATAAACCGCGTTTTGCTGCCATTACCAAAATTCAGACTTACTTACATTCTGGCGAGTGGCCAAGGTTGTTTAACTAAACTCAGGTATCTGCACTTCTCCGGTGATGATCGACAAAGAAGGCAAAAGGCTGGCCGGAGAATTTCACGTTGCGATGCTGTGTGATCAGATTGAACGGTTAGAGCATTTAGAAGAAGCGAAGCATGTAGCAAAAGAAATGGTGCGTTTGAACTGGCAAATGAAAACTACAGTTGCCGGGATGGTGGAACGGGGCTGGCTGGAACAGGGCTTGTAAAGCCTGCTTAGGCGTAACAGTACCGTTTAAACCATTGATGCTTGGTAGTTGTGCAACGGGTAAGCCTTGGTCTTGAACTGATCTAAATCTTTTGACGCAGCCTTATAAACAGGGTCAAATAACCAATGCGGTTGACTGGCTGCCGTTAATGTTCTTTCAATATTTGTGCGATTTTGCTTTATTTCTAGACCTATTCCTTCTTTCTGAAAAACTCTGGTCTCATAACACCGGCCAGTAGCGCCTAGAAAACGCAATGCTGCATGCTGATCACGCTTTTTATAAAGACGATGAAGAAGGTTTTCTGATTGGCCTATGTAATGAGGTTTTTCTATGTCGCCAAGTGGGTCGCCAATCCAATAAAGTCCTGGGCCAGACAGATCTCCTCCTCTAAGGCTGGTCTTCACCCATTCGCGAGGGTGCGGAATGTTGTGTCTTAAACAGGCACGTTCAAGCTCTGTCTTCATCACCTCAGCTTTCAGGTCTTGCACGTCAGAAGTAAGAAACTCAATTTCTGCGCTATTGGCATCTATTTTTTTATCTTGTGCTTCCAAGGCATCTGCCATTACGCGAAGCATTACAACCGCGCTGGGTTGGGACGGTGCTTCGACCATTTCGTGCCCTTTGAATATGGCTACAAGCTTTCCGTATAGCCAAACCTCTAATGCGACAAGAGCCCAAGCCGCCGCATGAAGAGCAATCCGTTCATGTACCCAAGTGCCGCGCAATTCGTTGGGGCCATCCGTGATCTCTTGCATCAAGACGTTGGCTGGGATCCCAACCGACCCGGAGAACTCGTCAAGGAACTGCTTGCTTCGCTCTAGCTGCTTGTAATTCTTATATTGCTTTCCAACGCCTTGAAGCAGGCGGCTGATGTGAATCTGCTGGAACTGATGCCCGTTGTATCCAACCGTTCTAGTTGGCACCTGACCACCTCGCCACCAATCTTGCCCTTCTGGCTGGATTAGGACTAGATCAGGCATTCCTGTTACGCAGGCGTTATCAACTATGTTAATGCGTTTTTTATACTCTCTACCAAACCTGGCCAACCTTGCTCTTTGCTCTGCCGGTCTTCCATGGTTTGACTTGATTCATGGCACTCAAGATCAGATACCCGCATCCATCAATCCAGTGTTCTAAACCTGGGGCCTTATCAACAATAAAATCGTCCGCGCCTTCCTTATAAGTCACTGACCGGAAGCCCTTAATGGTGTTCTTAGCTCTTGGATGAACAAACATCCGAACCTCACCAACAGCATTTTTAATTAACCAGTTTGTACTGTTAAGACGGTCCTTGATGGCCCATGGTGCATTTGGCGCAACAACCTTGATGCCATATTTGCGAATGATGCCGTGGTCAGTGGCGCCTGCCGCGGAGGTTTTACGGGCCTTGCCTGTTGGGTCAGGGTAAGCAACGATTTCACGATCAGGAAACCGCTCACGCAACATCAAGCAAACCTCATCTGTATTGCTGTTCTTTACTGCAATCTCATCCCAGATATGCAGCGTGTCGCCCACCTTGCTGCAGATCACACCGGCCATAATCGAGACGTTGAAATCTAGGCCGACCAGAATCGGGCCGCCCATGTCTTTAACCGTGTCATCGATGTTTTCGTCGCTGAACTCTGGAAAGACAAGGCCAGAGAACGATTGGAATGATGCCTCAAACTCCTGCTTGAACGTGCGCTCGTCTAGCGTTCGCCGGGCCAACTCAACTTCTTCTGGCGGTACGTTGCCGCCTTCAATGGTGTTGTAACTAAAGGTTTGCCAACCGGGTTCATGTTCTGCCTGTTCGTACCATTCATGAAAATGGTTAAAGCCTGCAGGCGTAGAGATAAAAAAGGCTGAGCCGCGTTGATCAGCAAGGGCTGGCCTGATCACCATCTCCCAGCAATCAGCAGGGATGTAAGCAGCCTCATCAAGAATGACGTTGCTTAAGCTGTTGCCCCTCAGGCTGTCGTATCTATCACCGCCTTTCAGTTCGATGCGTGAGCCGTTGATCAGTTCGATGCTTAGATCGACTTCGTTCTTATCAGCAAATAGCTCTTGAGGCACCATCGCCTTGAGTTGACGCCATGCGATTGACTTTGCGGCTCTGTAGGTAGGGGCTAGATACCAGTTCAGGGAGCCTGCTTTCTGTGCTGCCCATACGATCAGCTGAACAAGAGATAGGTGCGTTTTACCAAAACGCCTTCCTGCTGCCAGCATTCTGAATCGGGCTGGGTCATCAAAAACCTCAGCCTGAGGAGTTGTTAGGCCACTGATCAACCCGTTGGCAAATGGAAGCAGATCGGTGTCTAACGTCTTTGCTTGGATCGGTTCCAGTAGCGAACCGCCTGGGCAGTTACTCAGCAATGTCATCGATTAACCAGCAAAGATAAGCTTTGGCTTTTTCAAGGTCAGATTCTGCAGACTGCTTGTTTTGGTATCTCCAGCAATATTTGATTACGTTGCCAGCGCAGAAGCCGCGAAAACCTTCAATACCCAGGGCTGATCGCAATGCGTCGATGCATTCGATGTCGCCTTGTTTGTAGTGGTCGCTCATCCGTCGCTGATGTCTTGTGAACGTTCAAGGAATGCGGCTGTACTTTTGCGAGCAATGACAGCTTTAAGTTGATTGATTTTGGTGTAGGTGAGATGTTCTGACGACACCCAGCCAAGCTCAGTCATGCCTCCTTCGATAACGCAAATTTCTATGGTGCCGTCATCCAGTGTTTTTGTCGTAACTGTCATTTCTGGTTGTGCCCGTATTTAATTGCTAGTCCGGTAAAGGTGCCGCGTAATGGGTGGCCCGGGTTGTCTCTGTCGTCTAAGGCATAAAGGTGTTGTAGGTATTTGACACGATTTCGCATTGCCTCTTGGTCTTGTGCGCCTGGCTTATTCGGGATCATGGGATCAGGGATTGTCATTTGTCGAGACCTACAAGTGAAACCATTGAATCAAGGCATGCCTTACTGCACATAAGTTGGCCTCTGCGCTCAGCTTGATTTCTGATTGATCTGTAACCCGCAAGAGCCTCAGCCATAAATGCTTCACGACTGATAGAAGCATCATCATAAAGTTGCTGTCTTGCGACTTTTAGGTATTCATCAGCAGTTCGTTCAGTCACATCCCACAGCTCTGAAGCTGCCTGAATCACATCAGTTCGAGATTTGCCGTTACAAAGCATTGAATAAACGGTTTGGTGCCTAAGCAATAAGGTTGCCTGTGAGGACTTTTTACCGGTTGGATTGCCAACAAGTTTTTTTCTTTTGGTGGGCTTTTTATCCACCTGAACTAAACGAACGCATTTTAAGGATAACGCTTGCGTACAGAGAGCATGCGGTGTACTCTTAAGGAGTCAGCGATGCACCGCGTCGGGACACCTAAATTTCACAACTGAATATGACCTGCTTTCTTGCTTGGGGGGCAGCGTTGCTGGCCCTTCCTGTGATCGTGCTGTTGTACGTCACCGCTTCGCCTCAGCAACACGCCAAACGCCTTAGAGCTGCCGGCCACACTTACAAATCGATCGCTTCACGCCTCAAGGTTTCAGCCACTACAGCCCGAAAATACGCCCTTGCTTAACCAATAGATGAGACATTGCCCTGCCTTCTCGGGGGTCAGGGCTTACCGCTGATGTCTCGGGCAGCGGTAGGAAACCTTCTTTAAAAGAGGGCTCTAGAAGCGTAGCGATATGGGCGAGGGGTTGGGGCATTGCGTTACGCCTGCGTAGGGTGTACTCTTTACTCAAGCCCAAGAGAAGGGCCGAAACCACCGCTTCAAAACTATGAACACACACATCGGCTTTCACACTTGGTTCATTACCGCCAACGACAAAACAGGCGAAATGCAATGGCAGCAGCAAGCCGTTAGCAGCACTGAGCTAGTTGACCTTATTGATGAGGCTTGCGAAGAAGGCTTAATCCCATCTATTGAGCTTTGCTAAATGA